GCCGGTGGCGGCGAGGTCCCGGCCATCCTGCACCAGGGCGAGGAGGTCCTCACCCGTAACGATCCGCGCCACCGGCGCAACGGCGGTGGGGTCACCGTCAACAACAACTTCACCATCCAGGGCGAGGCATCGCGCCAGAGCCAGGAGCAGATCGCCGCGCGCGTCGGTGACAGCGTGCGGCGCGCGATGCAGCGCAACCGATGAACCAGAACGAAGCCATTTACCAGCCGGGGCATTACACCCAGGGCGAGATCGAGACCATCGATCACATCCGCGACATGCTGACCGGTGACGAGTTCGTCGGGTACTGCAACGGCAATTCGCTGAAATACCTCGCGCGGTGGCGGCACAAGGGCGGCGTCGAGGACCTGAAAAAGGCGCGGCAGTATCTGGTCTGGGCGATCGAGCGGCAGGAACAGATGGACGCCGAGCGGCTCGAGCTCGCCATCGAGGGGCTCGAGCCGCTCGGCGACGAGGATATTCCAGAGGAATATAGGTCTGATGAGCTCATTCGCTGAGATCCTGCTGGACGTGGGCCGCGACTACAGCGTCAGCGGCGGGCCTGAGTTCAACACCGTGATCGTCACCACCGCGGCCGGGTTCGAGCAGCGCAACCAGAACTGGGAGGTCGCGCGCGGGCGCTGGCAACTGGGCGAGCGGTATGTCCAGCGGGCGAAAAAGGACGACCTGCAGGCCTTTTTCCGGGCCCGGCGCGGCAGCCTGCAGGGTTTCCGTTTCCGCGACTGGACCGATTACGAGGTCGCGGGCGAGGGCTTCGATCCGGCCGGCGCGCGCAACGTGCAACTGGTCAAGACCTACGACGACGGCAGCGGCTTCGCCTACGTGCGTACCGTCACCAAGCCGAGGAGCGGTGTGACCCTGACCCGGGCGGGCAGCCCGGAAGGTTATGCCAGCCTGGACACCGCCACCGGCATTCTGACCCTCGCGCCCGACGTCGAGGCCTCGGTCTACTACGCCTATGCCGAGAACCCCGCACGCCTCGAATTTGGCCTCGCTCACGGGTTCACGACCGGCCAGAGCATCCACTTGCGCGGCCTGTACAACACCTGGGAACCCCTGAACGACGAGGTCTATCCGATCACCGTCGCCGACTCGACCCACATCACCCTGGATGGCATCGACGGGACCGGCTACACGACCGAATATGAAAGCGGCGCCTTCGCCGGGCTATATCCGCAACCCGGCGAGACGCTTACCTGGTCGGGCGAGTTCGACGTGCCGGTCCGGTTCGATTCGGATGAGTTCCGCGCGGAGTTTGTCACTAGCGAATTATTCCATCTGGTGAGCTTGTCGGTGGTGGAGTTGAAGACGTGAAGGATGAAATGCCGCGAGATGATCGGTGTCAGGATTGTGGGCATCGTGAGGAGGCAGGGAAGCCGACGACCCCCCCAGTGACGATGCGAAGCGCGTAGCGGAGCACGGAACGCGAGGGCAAGTGGACGGATAATGAGCCAATGAAGATTCGCGCGTACAAGATCAGACTCTACCCGAATGCCGAACAGGAGCAGTCCCTGCGGCAGTACTTCGGTGCGGCCCGGTTTGCGTGGAATGTCGGTCTGGAAATGATGTCTCGGGCATGGTCTGAGCGCGAAGACCGGTTGACCTATGTCGATGTGAGCAAACAGTTCACCGCTCTGAAGCGGACACCGGAATTCGAGTGGCTGAAAGGTATCCCGTCCGATGTCATCAATCAGAAACTCCGGGACCTGGATCGTGCCTACTCGAATTTCTTCGCCAAGCGCGCGAAGTATCCGAGGTTTCGCAGCCGCCACCGCAAGCAATCGATCCGGTTCGCCTTCGATCATCGTCATGCGGGGAAGGTTGCCGGATGGGTCAAGTGCGAGATTGTCTTACCGAAGCTCGGCGCGGTGAAGTGGCGCGACGGATCAGACCTACCCAAAGCCATGCCGAAGATGGTCACGGTCTCCCGCGACGCGGATGGTAGGTACTTCGCCTCGTTTGCGGTCGAGCACGACCCGGCCTGCACGGCAGGAACCAAGGTGCTGGGTATCGATATGGGCATCAGCGCGTTGGCGACCTGCTCGGACGGCACTCGGGTCGAAAATCCTCGGCATCTGGATGTGCTGGATGCGCGGTTACGGTTTCATCAGCGGCGCTTGTCCTTCTGCCAGAAAGGCAGCAAGCGGCGCGATAAAAGGCGCGGGCGTGTCGCCAAATTGCACGCCAAGATTCGGGACAGTCGGCGCGATTCCCTGCAAAAGGCGACCACGCGAATCATCCGCGAGAGCCAAGCGGGTGTCATCAGCGTGGAAAACCTCCATGTCAAAGGCATGGCGAGGAATCACCGACTGGCCCGATCCATCCATGACGCGAGCATGTCGGAGTTTCTCCGCATACTCGAATACAAGGCCGAATGGGCGGGCATTGAATGGGTCGAGGTGGATCGGTGGTATCCGTCATCCAAAACCTGTTCGGCCTGCGGACACAAGGTCGATGAAATGGATCTATCGGTAAGGGAATGGACGTGCCCGAAGTGCGGTGCGGATCATGACCGTGACCTCAACGCGGCGGTCAATATCGCCACCGAAGGGGTCAGGATACTGGCGGGAAGTCAGGACTCCGGGCAGTCGCCCGAAAGCGCGTGGATCCCTGGAACGGGGCCGGGTCAGTTCGACCGGCTAGGGAAGGGCACGGAAGCGCGAATCGTTTTACGAGGATGTGAGTGATGTCGGGAACAGAACGAACAGACTCATTGGCGAATTCCAGAACCGTGCGTGTGCGAACTCCACGCCCTCGTGAAGATTGCGGAGGAAAACGAATTAAGAGCGGGAGGCGAAGCCGCCATGTACCGGGACCTGTGGGAGGCTGCTGCCAGTTGTCTGCAGCACAACCGCGGGACGATCACACCCAGGGGAGAGGACGAGCGTCGCATGCTGGACGCCGCCGAGCGTTGTATGTGCGGTAGTTTCTGGTCCGGGCAAACGGATGGATGGTTGCCCGAAGCCGCGCAGATGTCTTTGTTCAAATGAAAACCAATCCCCCTGTCGCAGAAGTGCTGTTGAGGCTGGCGAATCAGTGAAAACCAACCCCCTCGACCTCGCCGCCGAGACCACGACGCTCGCGACCTGCTGGCTGATCCAGCGCGTCGACGGGACGACGTACCGCTACACCGACCACGACCAGCCCATCGAGGTCGCGGGCCAGGGCGCGCCGGTTGACGGGACCTACCTGACCGCCGTCGGCTATGAGACCGGCGAGATCCAGGCCCGCGCCGATCTCAGCGTCGACGAGCTGACCGTCGGCTGCGTGCTCGACAACGAGCAGATCACCGACGCCGAACTCCGCGCCGGGCTGTTCGATTTCGCTGCCGTCCGATTGTTCCTGGTCGACTGGTCGGCGCCAGCGGCCGGGAACATCAAGCTGCGCCGCGGCACGCTCGGCGAGATCGCCATCGCCGAGGGCCGGTTCCAGGCCGAGCTGCGCGGCATGATGCAGCCCGTCCAGCAGGTGGTGGGTGAGGCATTCAGCCCGCTGTGCCGGGCGGACCTGGGCGACAGCCGCTGCGGGGTGAACCTGGCGAGCTACACCGTCGCCGGCACGCTGACCGCGGTCACCGACCGGACCGTGGTGACCGACAGCGCCCGCGCCGAGGCGGACGGCTACTTCGACAACGGCGTGTTGACCTTTACCTCGGGACCGAACGCCGGTGCTACCCGCGAGATCAAGGTATACGCCTCGGGCCAGTTCATTTTGCACCAGGGCGCCCCGTATCTCGCCGAGGTCGGCGATACCTACAGCGCGGTGCCCGGCTGCCAGAAGACCATCGAGGTCTGCAAATCCAAGTTTGACAACGTGATCAATTTCCGCGGCGAGCCGCAGGTGCCCGGCGTCGACGAGGCGTTCAATTATCCCAATGCGCGATAAGCCGAGAAAACCAACGCGCGGCGCTGTGATTCGCCTGACCGGCCTGGGTGAGGCGGGGCCGGAGGATTTCACCGATTGCGGCGACCCGGAGCCGGGCGCGCCGATCAAGATCCGGCGCATGATCCACGTCGCCCGGGAGATGGCCCGGCTCAAGATCCCGTTCCAGCACCAGGGCCGCAGCCTGGCCGGGGTCGACTGCATCGGCCTGATCGTCTGCGCGGCCTACGCCGCCGGCATCCGCGACCTGCCGGATCGTCGCGACTACCCACGCGACCCGATCGGCCGCGAGCTCGAGCGGGCCCTGGACGACTACGCCATCCGCATCCTGCACCCGGAGCTCGGCGCCATCGCCCTGATCCGGTTTATCGACCGTGCGCGCCACGTCGCCCTGCTGACCCCGCACGACATGATCCACGCCTGGGATCAGGTCGGGTATTGTTGCTGCCACCATTACGGCAGGTGGTTCGAGACGCGCACCACCAAGCTGTACCGGCTGCCCGGGCAGGAATCATGACCGAATGATCGACGATCCCAAACCGACCCCCGACGAGATCAAGGCCGCCGCCGCCCGCCTGGGACTCAGCACCACGGCGATCTACCGCCGGCGGGCGAACGGCTGGCCCTGGGCCAAGGCCATGACCGAACCGAAGTGGGATCGCCAGCGGTCCGGGCGCAAGGGCCGCCGCGTCGGCGGCTGGGGCGTCGATTTCCTCTTGCCCGGCAGCCACCAGCATCGCCGCCCGGGCGGGCGCGAATGAGCCAGCTCGCCGTCGGTGTCGCCGGGGGCGCGATCGGCTCGCTGATCCCGGGTGTCGGGACCGCCATCGGCTGGGCCATCGGCAGCGCCCTGGGCGGGCTGATTTTCCGCGCCAAGGGCCCGCAGGTCGAGGGCCCGCGCCTGGAGGACCTGACCGTCCAGACCTCGGTCTACGGCCAGCCGATCCCGCGCTACTGGGGCACCTACCGGGCCGCCGGCAACCTGATCTGGACCGACGGCATCACCGAGACCTCGCACGAAGAAAAGCAGGGCGGCAAGGGCGGACCCTCGGCGACCTATACCACCTACACCTACTCGGCCAGTTTTGCCGTCGCTTTCGGCGCCGGGCCGATCGCCGCCATCCGCCGCCTGTGGGCCGATGGAAAACTGCTCTATGACGTGTCCGACGACGCCGACATCGAGACCGTCATGGCGACCCAGGCCGCCGCCGAGGCATTCCGTTTCTATGCCGGCTCCGAGTCCCAGGAGCGCGACCCGCTGATCGAGGCCATCGAGGGTGCCGACGCCACGCCGGCCTACCGCGGCCTGGCTTACGTGGTGTTCGAGGGCCTGCAGCTTGGCGACTTCGGCAACCGCGTGCCCAATATTACCGCCGAGATCCTGGCCGCGGGTGAATACGCGCTGAACAAGATCGGCGAGGTCGACTACGCCGACACCCTGGTGTTCACCGCCCAGGTCGCCCCGCAGACCCTGTGTCCCGTGACCCCCGACGGCATGGTGCATATCACTATGAACGAATGGGACGCCAACTACCTCGACAAGACGGTGAGCTATTGGCGCATCCACCCGGACGGCAGCGCCGAACGCCGCCACCGGTTTGAATCCGATTACAGCGGCGTGCCGACCGCCGGACATTCCGACGAGCCGGCCTGGGCGACTTACGATCCGCCGAACAACCTGCTCCACCTATACCTCATCGCGCCCGATTTCATACAGTGGACGGGTCACATACAGCTCCCGACATTCCTGCCGACCAGCTTATTCAACAAGCTGCACATCCGCGATCGCGTCGCCTATTTTCTCGAGCACGATTCGGGCCAGCCGGTCTATCTGTTTCGTTTCTATCTGCCGTCGATCCCGCAGGGGTTCAGTAACCCGCTGGAGCCGCCGCCCGAGTACGAAGGGAGCCCCGAGGTCGAACATATTTTCGACTGGTCGCTGTCACACCCCGACGGCCCGCTCTATAACATTTGCCCGGGCGACGACGTGATCTATGGCCTGACCACGGACGACAAGCTGATCACCTGGGACCTGGATTTCAACCAGCTATCCATCGAAACCTTGAGTTTTCCCACGGCGCTCAACTATGACCAGGGCCGCGACACCTGTGTCATCCTGCGGGGCAATCGCGACGGCGATCTGCTGTTTATCTCCAACGGTTGGGTCCACCGTTGGGAGGACGGCAGCCTGGACAGCCGCACGATTGCCGAGGCCAGCGACTTATACCCGAGCCAATACAACGGCTCCTGGGGTGCGGCCGGCAACCAACTGGTCTCCCAACACATGGACCCCGGCTGGAGTTACTACGACGTACGCCGCTACCGTCTGGAAGCCGTCACCCCGACGGGTCAGACCCTCGACACGGTCACCGGCGAGCTGCTCGCCGAGGCCGGCCTCGACCCGGGCGACACCGACCTGACCGATCTGTCCAGCCTCACCGTCGACGGTTTCTCGCGCACCCACCCGATGACCGTGCGCAGCGCGTGTGAGGCCCTGCAGCGCACCTACCACTTCGACCTGCTCGAGAGCGACTGGCTGATCAAGGCCCGCCGGCGTGGCGACACCAGCCCCGATATGACCGCGGCCGAGGACGATCTTGGCTGCGACGGCGCCGAGCGCCTGCCCCACGCCCGGGTCGAGGAGCTCGAGCTGCCCCGCCGGGTGACGCTCGACTACCGGTGCGCCGCGCGCGACTACCAGGTCAACCACCAGTACGCGTCCCGGACCCAGACCCAGGCCCGCGCGGTCGAGCAGCTCCACGCCCCGCTGGTGCTCGCCGACGACCAGGCCCGCCAGGTCGCCGAGACCCTGCTGGCCTACACCTGGACCGCACGCGACAGCTACGCCCCCAAGCTGCCGCCGCGCTTTATCGTCCTCGACCCCGGCGATCTGCTCGAGATCACCCGCGACGACGCCTCGGTCTATTTCCTGCGGGTGATCGACATCGCCTACGTGCCGGGCGGCAGCGTGGCGCTGAAAACGGTCGCCGAGCAGGCCGCCCTGTACACCCAGGTCGCCCCGGGCGCGGCCGCGGCGATCCCGCCGAAGTCGATCCCCTGGTCCGGGCCGACCGAGGTCCTGCTGCTGGACCTGCCGGCGCTGCGCGACGCCGACGACGACGCCGGTTTCTATTTGGCCGCCCGCGGTTTCACCCAGGGATGGCACGGCGCGCAGGTGTTCGACTCACCCGACGGGGCCGCCTACAGCGCGCGCCGCTTCGTCGGCGTGGCCGCCCGCACCGGCTACGCCGACGGCGTGCTGCCCGCCGGCCCGACCACCGTCTGGGATCTCGCCCACAGCCTGACCGTCGAGACCACCGCCACCCTGGCCAGCGTCACCGAGGCCGCGGTGCTCGACGGCGACAATCACCTGGCGATCGGCGCGCACGGGCGCTGGGAGATCGTCGGCTATCGATACGCCACCGACAACGGCGACGGTACCTGGACGCTCGACACCCTGCTGCGCGGCCGTCGCGGCACCGAGCATACGATAGCGGGCCACGCCGACCGCGACCGGGTGATCTTTCTCGACGCCACCCGGCTGCGCCGCTTCGCGATGGAACTCAGCCACCGTGGCACGACCCGCTACTACAAGCCGGTCACCCTGGGTGCGACCATCGACGGGACCCTGGCCCTGCCCTTCGCCGGCGCAGCCGAGGCACTGAAACCCTTTTCGCCCGTCGCGATCGCCGGCGCACGCGACGGCAGCGACAACCTCACCCTCACCTGGACCCGTCGCACCCGCATCGGCGGCGAGTGGCTGGATTATGCGGATGTGCCACTGAATGAGGAAAGCGAGAGCTACGAGGTCGACATCCTCGACACCGGTACGGTGGTGCGCACGATCACCGGTCTATCGAGTCCGAGCGCCAGCTACACGGCGGCGCAGCAAATAACGGATTTTGGCGGCACGATGTCCGATGTCGACGTCGAGGTCTATCAGATCAGCGCCGCGGTCGGCCGCGGCCATGCAGGAGTAGCGACGATATGACAGCCGAACAAGTAGCCGAACTGCTGCCGATTTTGACTGCCTTCGCCGAACGGCGTCCGGTCCAGTACCGCTCTCAATACCCGAGCGCGCTTTTCCCTGCATCGGACGGGTGGCACACGATTAACCCGGACACCACCGAGTTTCGAGTTGACCTGATGAACCCGCGGGAATGGCGCGTGGCACCGATTGAGGACAACAAGACATGAGCGACACCCCGATCCTTGGCATCACCGAGCTGGCCGAATCGCAGGCCGGCAAGGCGATCAGCGTCAACGAGGCCCTGCACCGCCTCGAGGGCGTGCTCGTCCGCGTGTTGAGCGCGACCACCACCGCCGAGCCTGGCTCACCCGCCGAGGGCGACACCTACATCGTCCCCGACAGTGCTACCGGGACCGACTGGGCCGGCAACGACGGCAAGGTCGCCCACTACTACGGCGGCGCCTGGAAGTTCTACGCACCGGTCGAAGGCCTCGCGATCTATTCCATCGGCGACGCCAAAGCCTACCGGTATCTCAGCATCGCCTGGAGCGAGGATGTCAGCGGCGGCGCGAGCACCTTCCTCACCCTGACCGACACCCCGAGCGCCTACACCGGCCTGGCCGGCGCCACGGTCAAGGTCAATGACAGCGCCGACGGTCTGGCATTCGTCGCCGAGGCCACCGACGACGGGATCGAACCGGGGGACGTGTACGCCGTCGAGGTGCTGCGCGATGCGCCGGGCGCTTACTATCGATTGAACGAGACCAGCGGCAACCTGGCCGACAGCAGTGGCAACGACCTCACCGCCACCATGAGCGGTTCGCCGACCTACCAGGCCGACCCGCCATTCGGCACCGACGGCGCGATCACATGGGGCGGGAGCGCCGAAGCCTTGAGCAGCGCCGACGCGGCCTTAGGCGACGCCACCGATGACCTGGCCGTCGAGTGCTGGGCGAAGTGGACCAGCACGACCAGCCCGATCTGCATGGCTAGCCTGCGCTCCGGTGGCACGGGCGCACAGGAGTCCATGATCCTGCACGCCAACCTGGGCAGCACCGGCGACATCGGAGTGCGCCACAACGGGGCCAACGTGCTGAGCGCCGGCACCGGCTGGAACGACGGCGAATGGCATCACATCGTCGCGACCAAGGTCGGCGCGACGCTCGCCCTGTACATCGACGGCGTGCTCGACAACAGCGGCGCGGTCAGCGAGTCCAGCGACACCAACACCAACTACGTCAGGGTCGCAGAGAACCAAACCGCCGGCCAGAACTTCGTCGGCACCCTCGACGAGGTCGCGGCCTACGCCGGCATCGTACCGGTCCCCGGACGCATCGCGAGCCACTACAACGCCCGGCTATGCCCGACCGCGCGCGACAGCTACGCGGACATGATCCTGGCCCTGGCGCCGATCGGCCACTGGCGCCTCGGCGAGCCCAGTGGCACCACCGCGGACGACGAGACCGGCCTGAACGACGGCGCCTATGTCGGCAGCCCGACCCTGGCGCAGACCGGCCTGCTGACCGACGACGCCGACACGGCAGCGCTGTTCGACGCCGACACCGAGCGGGTCAGCGTCCCGGATATCGGCCTGTTGTTTGGGCCGAGCGGCAGTATCGAATTGTGGTTTAAGCCGAACTGGTCGAGCGGTAGCAGCAGCAAATATTTACTGGTCGACATCGGCACCGATACCTATTTTCTGCGCATCATTCGCCATTCCACTAACGACTGGTATGTGGGCTGGAAAAACGACGTCACAGATTACCGCCTTATCGTGTCCGACAGCTCGCCGGCCATCGTCAGCGGCGGCATCCACCATCTGGTGCTGACCTGGGATCAGGACACCACCACTACCACGCTCTGGATCAACGGCGAGCAGGTCGGCACCAAGACCGACGCGCTGGTCGTGCCGGCCCTGGCCGCCACCGATGATGCCGCGCTATTCGCCGATCAGGCCGAAGAAAATAACGCCAACGCCGTCGGCGACGATGTCGCAATCTACTCGCGCGTGCTGAGCGCCGCCGAGATCGCCGAAAATTACGCCGCGGGCCTGGGCACGTTCCCCGCCGTCGCCACTAGTACCCGCCCTGGGCGCAATTACCTACTCAACCCGGATTTCAACATCAACCAGCGCGGATTTTCGGGTGGCAGCGTAGCGGATACCGATTACTGTTATGACCGCTGGCGGGCGAACGGATCCTCGAGTTTTAGCGCCGTCGACGGCAACGGCTATGTGACCCTGACCAGCGGCACGATCGAGCAGGAGATCGAGGCCCCGGACCTCGCCGGCAAGCAGGTCACCCTGGCAGCCGACACCGGCGGGACCACCGTGACCGGCGACATCGACGGCACCAGCGGCAACCTGCCCCTGACCGTCACCATCGACCCAGGCAGCACGGGCAACATCATTGTGGCGTGCACCGGCGGCA